GAGATTTCCAGCGGCTGCTAAGCGCTCCTGCTGAGTCTTTAATAATTCTTCCTCAGCTTGAAGAAGCGTTAAGGTATCAGCAGCTTTATCTGCTGCAGTTCGTTCATCTGCCATACTCTGCTCACCCTACCTAAATGGCCACGTAATGCCTGTTGTGTTTTCAAACTTTTTAATTGAGGAATCTAGAAGAGACTTGCTCTGATAAGTTCTGCGATCATTCAAGCCGTACCTGGTTATTGCCTCCAGGTGGTTCTTTTCGCGACCCACGGCACGGGCGAAAGACTCAACATCGGCGCGCGAACCAACAACCTTCATTGGCATGCTAACACCACGAAACATTGCATCCAGAATCGTCTTTGTCCAAGAGCCGAACATTCTAAGCCAGCTCTCATTGAGACCTTGCTCTCGGGCTTCGTCAAAGTTAATTACGATTTCTACAATCTTTTCTTCTTTTATTTGATCGGACATCAGATGCTCTCCCCTCAATAACCGCTAATAAGTAATTAGTTTTAAATACAAATAAAGCCGGAATGGCTTTCCGGCTTATTAATTAGGTAAATTTGATGGCAATGAGAAGGTGCTCTTTTTGCTGCTCGCGTTCTCGACCGCCTCTTTTTCATCCTCCAACTGCTTAACAAGTCTTTTTGAAAACCAAGTTCTCAGTCCGACTGGTAAATTGTACGCCTGTTGGAAGTCCCATTTCCCGTGATACATTAAGAAGAAAAACTGCTCATAGATGTTTTTCATGTACTCATCGGTTAGGCCAAAAAAAGTCTGCCGTAAACGGCACCTCCATATCCTGTTCATGACCACACTCTGAGCAATGAAAGTTCTGTGACATATCAATGTTTGGGGTGACAGCCTTAATTGCATTTCGCAGATATCTAGAATCTCGTGCCGGCATTAACTCAACAAACCTCTTAATTGTATTCGCATCTGTGTCATCGTTTAGCGCAACGATGCACCTAGTGAGTTGATCTGTGAGATTGTTTTCTAGCGCAGAGGCTCTCCTCTTTGTGGAGTTCTGAGAGATTGAAGTTTCATCTTTGCCTGTTAGTAGCCTAACCTCTGCCGTAACTTTTGTAAGAGGCAACTCTACGTTAAAGGTGCCGCGAGTGGTCTCCTCGGCAGTATAATCCTCTGAACCCTCTCCGGAATGAGTGCGCGCGTCACTTAGATCAAAGATATATGTAGACTTGGCACCACAAGCTGGACAGTTTACTTTAGTTTCGTAGTCTGATCCGTAGCCTGTGATTCTAGCAGCAACAAGGATAGCGTTTCGGTCTCCGATTAATAGGGAACTGGGGTCGATAGCTTTATCGACCAAGACATTCTCCAGAAACTTCTCTAGAGCCATTCCCTTGCGTAACAGGGTCTGGCTAGTTAGAATATCCTCGTCTCTTGCAGTCATGTACCGAATCTCCACAGTGCTGCTGCCATGGAGAGGGTGGCTTGACCCATAGAAGCGACCAGCGCTTGGAAGTTCAACAAAATCAGTTGGAGTTACAAATTCTAGTACAGACGTAGTAGTCTTGGGGGCAGACTTTGTGGTCTGCTTAGTTTTAGCGGGCGCGGCTTTTGTGCGCCCCTGATTGTTTCTAGCCAATTTAAACCTCTTTGTTTAAGATATTATATCGCACTAACACCTATAGTTTAAGGTATATTTTAGCTAAGTGGGGTAGCGCCATCAGGTGTAAATAGACGTCTTAGGACACCCTCACCTGCTGGCTGTGGACGACCCTCTGGAATCACATAGGAAGCCCAGTCGTATCTAAGCTCCAAGTCAATCGTGGCTAGATCTTCACCCTCGTATGTATAGTCGTTAAAACCAACGGACACGATGAAGGGGTTGTTTAGTCTCCACTCCTCTAGGAAGTTTCCATCCTCGTCAATTGCTCTGATGACTACCTCGCCTAGCTCAAAGTTGGCGTTTCCTTTGCCAATTGTGCTTAGAGTTTCGCTGCCAGAGGTTCCGTCTACATTTGACGGAACGTTGTAGCCACTCTTGCGGAGAATTGAAAGTATGTTACCGGTTGCGTCTGGATTAACTGGGTCAACCAAAGAAACGGTAACTGTGTTCCACTCGACCTTACCAGGGTAGTAAAATGTGTGGTTTAGAAACTTATGCTGCGATTGCGTCACACTAAACGTTGGCTTAGTGACACTCCTAGCATAGAACTGAGCTGCCTCATTCATCTTGGGGATACTCACCAAGAATCTAAATTGTCTCTTTGGCTCAACTTGTCCAGAACTCCAGAATGGCATCTTTTATTTTCTCCTTACAATTTAAATAGTGTTAACTATTATTTTTCCTTAGTCGTCAAATGAAGCGCCAGTCCTCGTAATGATGAAGTCTAGTGCAATGAACTCAATGGCTCGGGCAGGCTTGAGGTAGATCTTCGCGTATAGGATGTTTCTATCGATTAGATCATCTGTCGTCGTGGTGCTGTCTAGCACAACTCTGAAGTCGGTAAGACCGAATCTTGCCTTTACGTCACCTAGGAACGGATTCACAGCGGAGGTGAATCGATCCCATGTCGCCTGAACGTTAGGTTCAAACAGAATTCCGTTTGCAATTCTAGAGACCTCCTTCTTGACGAAGATTAGCAGACGACGCACGTTAATCCTGTCAAGCGCAGAGCGTGTGACCTGCAATGTCTTCTGCCCGAAGATTACAATACCCTCGTTGGGGAAGCTAGCAATCGGGTTAATATTGGCTGCGTATAGGTCATCACGGTCCTTAGAGTTTAGTCTCATCTTTACATTAGTGACTGGTAGACCGGCTGCACCGTTTGAGAGACCACCGCGAACAAAGCCAGCGGGGGCAAACCATAGCTCGGTACGTGCCTGTGAGCTTCCAAATGTGCCTAGTGCTGCCACTGAAGGCGGTACATCCACCAAGCGACCGGTGGCAGTGTCTTTGATCTGGACCCATGGGAAGAAGCAGCAGCCATAGCTATTGTTTAGCGATCTTGTCCTCAGTGTACTAACAGCGCTAGCGACATTGGGTCGGTTAGAGACCGCAGACTCTGTGTTTTCAGTCGGTGGCAAGTAGGAGTGCTCGATATCAATGATACCTAGAGCATCACCGCGCTCCTCACAAACATCTAGCAAGTGCTCCGTAAGAGTTGAGTTCCAAATACCTGGTGCAGTTATTATGTTTGTCTCTACTGCATCCGGGTCTGCAACGGTGTCGATGGCTCTCTTTATGGTGTTGAACGCATAGCTATTAATCTGAGTCTTAGAAGCTAGAACATCCGTGTTTCTAAATGGCTCCTTTTCCTTGATATTCAATCCATCAAAGCCACCGAACATTGGAGCGGTAAACTTGTCAAAGCCCGCGTCCAATAGGGACTTATATGTATTCCCAGAGGTTCCGGTGTAACTCTTCTCAGCTCTTTGTGAGCCGGACAAGTAGTTAAAGCCATCAGAACCTGAGTGTAGATCATTCATTGTAAATGCGAACGAGTGCTCCGTTCCAGGGACTGAAAGTGTTCCGCTAGTAATGGTGAAAGAATCAGTTGAAGCCGGAAGCATTCGAACCATGTCGTAATAACTTGGATCAAAGATTTGACTGCTTGCCTCTCTTGTGGTCTGAATACCAAAGTATGCATCAGTGGGATTAGTCAGTGAGCCTGCACTAGCGCTGATTCTTAATCTAATCGCCGGGAACTCAAAGCTAGCACTGTAGCCGGCAACTACTCCTCCAAGCTCATTGCCACCAACGGCAATGAATACACCGTCGTCGCTGCCAAGAGTATAATCTGGTGATCCTAGGCGGATACGAGGCTGAATGGCATGAGCGATAACTTGGTTACCCTCAACTATAGTCATTGCCTGCGTGCCGGCGCCTGAAACAAATGTTCCAGCGGTGCCCTGAGGCATCTGCGGTCCAGTGGAGGCTGAGGTAAAGCCAAACCTGTTAAAGCGAGGGGGTCCAAAGTAGCCGAAAGGTAGTGCCTCGGCTGAGACGCCTCCGTTATCAACAGATTCATCCATCACAACGCGAACGTACGGTGAAAGGTTGTCATATGTTCCGTAATGCCTTAGTCTTCTGTCGTCGTTGTCCCACTCGGCATACCTATCTCCAATTCTTCTGGCAATGTAGTTCTCAGAGTTGGGATTTAGATTAAGGTTGTCAAAACGCTCCAGGTATACAGGCTTCTCATCGCGGTCCGTAACTCTTCTGAGTACCACTGAGAATGTGCCGTAAGGATCGACATTTGGGTAAGCCGGTGCACGGAGTCTCTCGATAGAAACTTTGATGTTCCTGTTAGCCCACTCACCGTGGTTTCTAGAAACCAACTTGAATAGCTTGGGGGAGTTTTCCAAAAGGAATCCACTAGCGTCACCGAGATCTTGCGCGCGGAAGAACGGCGTTTCAGCATTCTGGAAATCCTTCTGGTGGTCTTGATAGACATAGGTGCTACCCGTTTGAATTGCGAGGATAACACCATATACGTTACCAGCGCCTGTAGAAGTTACCTTCTGGGTGTGGAATTGATCAAACGTCTCTCCGAGAAAATATGTGTAAAAGTTTGGGTTGTCAGAGTTGTTAACGATTTGAGAGTTTGTCTGTGAGGCGTTGGTATTAAACACCTTACGGATGTATTTCTCACTATCTCTATCAAAATTGAAGCAAACTTTCTGTGAAACAGTAGCGTTAAAGCCGTTGCTCTCGCCGGATGTCAAAATTTCAGCGATAAATTCCGAGTTGGATCCCTGAGACTGGATCATGACTGCGGTACCTGATACTTGTGTTTTGGCGGTGCCATCAGCGAATCCGATCATAGACCCTGTTAGGCGAATTGAGGAGCCCTGCTCTACGTACCAAACGGCAGCCAAAGATCCAGTAGGCGCCTCTGTAGCGGAGCTTGAGTTAACTAGAAACAGACCATATGCACCAGCATTACTAGCCAACTCAGAATCGGCGCTGCCTACAACATTCCAGCCAGCTTTTGCACCTTGTGTGGAATCTGCATCGCGATGCTTGGCGCCCAAAAGTCGCATGAAGGTGACCGGGGCTTCGCCAGAGTTCAGCCAAGCCTGCGCTGCATATGCACCATAAGTGGGACCATCAAAATCTCCAGATCGCCAATTATCACCGCCCTCTGCGCCGGGGTCAGGCGAACCAAAGATGCGAGTAAACTCATCAAATGAGGATACTTTAGTTGGAACCATTCCTGGTCCCTGGCGAGTTCTTCCGATGATGACCGGACCCACAGCTGTCGGCTCTGCTGGAAATTGTGAACGATCAATTTCGTTTGTAAAGACACCAGGGGAAATGAACTTGAATTTTCTAGCTCCACTTGCCATTATTAAATTTCTCCTTGCTCAAAATTATATACCATAGTATTTATTACTTGGGACTTCTCGTAGTAAATAGTAACTCGTCGCCGCAAAGTCCAATTTACTCTCGATAAAAGGCTCCAGATAATGTTGTTGGAATATCTCCCATTATTACGTGCTCTCTGGGTATTTTAACTTCAACAAAACTCTCCCTCACAGTTATCTTTGGGCGCTCCTCGTTTTTGTCCGCACCCACGAGATATCCTAGCACTCGAATGTCCATTTTTGTCTCAAAAATTCTCTCGTTATCGCTGAGATCGCCAACATTGTTATTTTGCGCAAAGTTTTGAGGTAAAAACCCCTCAAATTTATGTCCATCAGCATTAATAAAGAAGTTATTAATTTGTCCAGTCTTAACAATAAATGGTGTGAGCATCTCATTTATCTGCTGGAAATATTCACCCTTTAGCATCACTGAGTATGTGACATTAATATATGTTGGCACAGGCATCGTTAGGGTTTCGTAAACCACTTTCCTATTTTTATAAGGGAAATTAAGCTGCCCGAAGCCTCTACCCTGAGAACTAAACGTTGGGGTCTTCCTATATGCATCCGCATTTGCAAAGTCGCCAGTCTTAGTTTGATTTATTCTCCTAGAGACAGTAACCGCGCCGCCCTTAAAGTCATCTTGTGGGGGTATATGTGCTTGATAGATACCCTTTCTGCTTGGATCTTTAACTACTTCTGTTCTTTCTATTGTTATAAGCGGAAGTTTTAGAACTCCAAAATCATCTCTTAGGTCCTTATTATTTTTAATCTGAAACGCTCTCTCGGCTGAGACCCAGATTAGCGGAACCTTATTCCAGCCCTTGTTGGTTGTAGAGAACACGTTTAGTGTCTCATCTAGCCATGTGTAAAATGCTCTATCAATCGTCTCCAGAGTGGAGGGCATTATTTCTTCTACTTTATCTACCATCGAATACTCCTGGGCGGGCTCTTATACACTTGGCTGAAATTTCAATGCTGTGTTCGACTTGACCATAGATTTTTCTAGGTTCTGCCCATTCGGCAATTTCATAAAAGATTCCACCGTAATTGACAAAATCACCAACCCTTACATATAAGTCTTGATCCTCTTGTAGCCTTCTCTCATGAAAGTGAACCGTTATCTGAACTCTTTGATCTACCCCAACATTGCTGGTAAACTCAGTGTTGTAAGCATTCCACTCGACAAGAGCATAGACGCGAATTGGCGGCAAGAAGGTTTTCTCTATAGCCTCTCCGTATATTGGATGAAAATTTGTGGTGGTTTCGTCGATTGGGTAATAAGTAATCTGTTGCCCAACAACGCGCTCAATTAGCTCGTCGTTAACTTGCTTAATTAAGTCTCTTTCTTTTTTGCCAATAAAGAGCGGCGGTGGTGGCTGCTCGGGCTGATTCCATTTATTATCTGACATCTAATTCCCCTACCCCTGGAATATTGGCAGCGGTGCTTGCTGCTTAATGGCTGTAACGTTGCCGGCTATGCCAGCGTCTTTTTCTGCTAGAGCCGAATAAGCCATTTCATCTAGAACTGTTTTTAATTCGTCCCTCAACGCATTCTGCTCGTCTTTCGCTTGTGATAACAAGTCCGCTGAATTCAGTGTTAGATTTTCCCCAGGAATTGGTATGGTCCCAAACTTACCTCTAATTTGACCTAGCGTTTCTTTCGATAAGGCAAGGGCAAACCTACGGATCCATTGTTTACCAACAGAGTTTATATGTTGATACGGAATGTTTGCAAAGGGAATTGTATTCAAGTTATTGATTCCGTCAACCCCGTCTTTTCTTGTCGTGTCTACACTCCAGGCATCCTCAACTATCTGAAAAGTAAACCACATCTTTTTAATTTCCCCCGTCACAGGTTGTGGGAATATTCGCAAACGGTTGTCTCTTAACTCGTATGAGAAGTGTGATGTTCTAGTGTAAATCATGTCCTCAAAGTTCATAGCTTGAAGTTTATTTTGCCATACAGGGATGACCTCAAAAGTAGAGTCATCAGCGTACTGTCCATAGGTCGCCAGGTTTCCAACTACGTTGAGACCGCCATAGTATCCATAAAACCTCCACATTGAGCGAGGGGTCTTATAAAACACACGATTAATAATTATTCGCTTATCTGTATCAATTGAGGCATAATCAACACTGCCGCCTTCGGCATTAGCTTTTACGATTGCTTGTAAATCATAATCCTGATCACCCTCTGTTATGTCAAATGATGCTGAATATTCTCTTGTGGTGCCACCCAAGCCTGCGTCAAACGAAGCAGCATTGCCGATGCGACGGGCATACTCAAACCTTATTTCAGGATATGTAAGCTCAACTCGGCGCGGACCAAGGCTAGATGATAGTGTATCTTCCTGTCTAAACTCTCCACGATGATCAAAGGTGCCAGTTGCGTTACCGAGGACAGTGGATAGGATGTTTTTAGCCTGGTGTGTGTTAACAAGATAAGAATACTCTAAGACAGCCTCCTCGTAGTTTGCGTATACGTTTGAGGAGTTTAGCTCAATGTCCAGCACATTTCCACCGAGCTTCCTGTATGTATAGTTAACCTGCGCTGAAGCGCCGGATAGGAACTCCAGGGAGCCGGTATATATGCCCAGCGGTACAGCAGCGGCAACGTCGCCGGCAGAACCCGTTTCCGGCAGTCTAACCGCGCTTGTTTGACTTGTTGGTGTTAAGGTAGGTGGTGCTGGCATGCTTAGAATTCTCCTCTAGATAATTAGTTGGGAGAACTGGAAAGCACGACTACGTTGTTGTTTTTGCCTTGGTGGTTCTTTTTCTTGTTACTTTGCGAGTAGTTGTGGTGGATTTCTTTGTCTCAGCTTTCACCTTAGTGGTTGCCCTTGCTCTCTTCTTAGAAACAGCCTTCTTCTTTGGCGCTGGCTCC